AAGGCGGAGCGTGCTAAATGAAAAAGCCAACGATGAAAGCCCCAGTAAAAAAAGGCTCTAAACGTGTAAAGCGTTTTGATGATGGGGGCTATACTGGAAATGATGAGATAGTTAAATACCGTATGGGTCAAATAAAAGACCCCGGTGTTGATCTTTTTAAATTAGTCCGAGGCGAAGAACAAGTTGCTAAACCAATTCCACTTGATAAAAAGCAAACACCAGTTGAATCTAAGGAAGAACCTAAAACCGAGTATAAAGAAGATTTATCAGGTGAAACAACCAAAGATTTAGATCCGTATGATGCGGCTTCAAAAACCCCTGTATCTATAAGTAAACCTAATTTTGGTGGTAAAACATCTGTAAAAACACCTGTAAAAGTAGAAAAAACAACTGTAACTAAAGTTGAACCAAATGCAAAACCTGCTCCAATAACTAATAAAGATGTTGATCGGTTAAAAGAAATTGACAGACCTTTGGAAGATGTTCATCCAGAAGATTACATTCCTGGAGCTGGTTCATTAACGGGATTGCTTAGAAAAGGTTTAAGAAGCCTAGGTTCTAAGGCTGCTAAAGATATTTCACCAAAACCAACTCAAATTGGTAAAGATGTAGAAAGAATTACAGTTGATAAAAAACAAATTACTTATGATCCCAAAAAACTTGGATACACTAAGAAACAACTTGAGATGGATAAGTCAGGTCAAGCTAATAGAGCTTCATCTAGCGGCGCCATGAAAGATGATTTTAAACCCGATGATTTACGTTCTGACTTTAAAAAGGGCGGAAAAATTAAAAAGATGGCTAGTGGTGGCGGAGTAAGATCAGCCTCTTCTCGCGCAGACGGATGTGCTATCCGTGGAAAGACCCGTGCATGAGAGCCTCTAGAGGGATGGGTGCAATAAGCCCGTCTAAAATGCCTAACGGAGTAAAGAAATCTCGCAGAGATAATACAGACTTTACTCAATTTGCCGAGGGTGGTAATGTGGGGTTATATGCTAATATCAATGCAAAGCGTAAAAGAATTGCTAAAGGGTCTGGTGAGAAAATGCGGAAGGTCGGAGCCAAAGGTGCCCCCTCCGCAATGGATTTCGTCAATTCAGCAAAAACGGCTAAAAAGAGGAAGTAATGACAACTTCAGGATTAACAACATTCAATCTAGACCTTAACAACCTTGTTGAAGAAGCGTTTGAGCGTTGTGGTTCTCAGTTGCGTAGCGGTTATGACTTACGCACAGCTCGTAGATCTTTAAACTTATTAAGTATTGAATGGGCTAACCGTGGTATTAATCTATGGACTATTGAGCAAGGACAGATAAACCTTGTTACCGGACAGGCGTTATATGCCATACCAAACAATACAATAGACTTATTAGATATGGTTATCCGTCAAAATAACGGATCAGCAAGCAATCAAGTGGACATAAACATTAGCCGAATATCTGAATCTACCTACTCTACTATTCCTAATAAGCTGACTACAGGTAGACCAATTCAAGTATGGATTAACCGCCAAACTGCGATGACTAATGCTGTAGCATCTACTGTTTTAGCTGATAATTCTGGCTTAGTTAGTACAACAGCTACTTCAATTAATGTGGCATCAAGCGCTAATTTACCGAGTGCCGGCTTTGTATTAATAGGTACAGAGGTTATTAGCTATCCAAATATAATAGGAAACACATTAACCAACTGCGCTCGTGGACAGAACGGAACAACTGCGGCAACTCATGCTGATGGAGTATCTGTAATTATTCAGAATCTTCCATGTATAAACGTATGGCCTACACCTGATGCTGGAGGTGCGCCTTACACGTTTATTTACTGGCGTATGCGTAGGATTCAAGACGCTGGTAATGGTACTACAGAACAAGATATTCCATTTAGATTATTACCTTGTATGGTAGCTGGATTAGCGTTTTATATGGCGCAGAAACTACCAGAAGGACAGCCAAGGATAGGATTTTTAAAACAAGAGTACGAAGAACAATGGTTACTGGCATCTACAGAAGATAGAGATAAGGCGGCTTCTAGATTTGTGCCAAGGACTTTATTCTATGCCTAATAAGTTTAGTAGTGGCAAGTTTGCAATTGCCGAATGTGATAGATGTGGTCAGCGGTATAAGTTAAAAGAACTTAGAAAGCTGGTCATTAAGCAGCAAATAAAGAATATTAAAGTATGTGTAGAGTGTTGGGAAAGGGATCAACCGCAGTTATCTTTAGGGATGTACCCAGTAGATGATCCGCAAGCGGTAAGAGAGCCAAGACCTGATACAAGTTATAAAGCTTCTGGTGTAAGCGGTTTACAGATTAGAAATGGTACTAATAATACTATAGAGCAAAATGGTTACCAAGAAGGTGGTAGTAGAGTATTTGAGTGGGGCTGGGCACCTGTTGGTGGATCTAGCGGGTTTGATAGAGTTTTAACACCCAATGCATTAGTTGCAACTGGGACAGTAAATAGTGTAACAATAACTTAGGAGTGTAAAATGGGATTCAGGAAATCAACCGATGGAGTAGCAAGAAAAGGAAAAACTGAAGGTACAAACCTTGGTGATTCTGGACCAACAGCTAAAACACAAAATGGACCAATCAAGAACGGTGTAGGAAAGACTAATGCTAACATGAAGTCTATGGGACGCAATATGGCTAAAGTAGCCGCACAAAGGGGCAGATAATGGCTAAGTTTTCTAAAAAGGTAATGGGCAAAGAAATTGGCGATGCCAAAGTCTATGCTGAACCGCATACTATGAATGGAAAGACTATGAAAACTGCAAAAACAGGTTATCAAACAGATCCTAATTCAATGAGTGCTGTAGAGTCAGCTCCGGGCGGTATGCCAGCTCGCAGAGTAAGTATGGGTAATCCAGCTTCTACTCAAATGAATAGAAATGGTGAAATTAAGATGCGTGGTACAGGCGCTGCTACTAAAGGCGTAATGTCTAGAGGGCCGATGGCATAATGAATTACGCTGCACTTGTTGCCGCTATTGAGGCATACGCTGAGAACTACGACACTGGAACGGGTGGGTTTGTAGAGAATATCCCTGTGTTTGTAAAACAAGCAGAGCAGCGTATCTACAATACGGTTCAGTTACCATCATTACGCAAGAATGTAACAGGTATAACATCGCCGGCAAATAAATACTTATCTTGCCCAGATGACTACCTAGCCACATACTCTATAGCTGTTATTGAGAACTATGGCTTGGCTACAGAAACATATACATACCTTTTAAACAAAGATGTAAACTTTATTCGTGAAGCTTATCCAAGCCCAAATGATACTGGACTACCATCATATTATGCGTTGTTTGGACCACAATATAGCGCACCTACAGAGTTAAGTTTTATTCTAGGGCCAACTCCAAATGCCGCATATAGAATGGAATTACATTATTTTTACTACCCTCAATCTATTGTTACCGCTGGGACTACTTGGCTTGGTGATAATTTTGATACTGTTCTTTTATACGGATCTTTATTAGAGGCCGCTTCTTATATGAAGTCAGATGCAGAAACTATCGCTTTCTACAAAGACCGCTATGGTGAGGCATTAGCTCTCTTGACTAGATTGGGTAACGGACTTGAGCGTGGTGATGCATACCGTGATGGTCAGACTAAACTTAACACAAACCTTAAAGGGAATGTCGTAGCATGACCATAGTCCAAGGACAAACTACGAGGTTCAAGACTGATGCTCTCAGTGGATTGGTTAATTTTAATACTGGAACTTCTTATACTTACAAAATTGCTTTGTATACTGCAAACGCTGACTTAAATAACTCAACGGCTGTATACACTACTGTAGGCGAGATTACAGGTACAGGATATGCCGCAGGTGGGAGGATTCTAACTGTATCATATACACCCACCGGAGATACTTCAAACAATGTGGCTTATATATCGTTTGCGCCGGTAACTTGGACGGGCGCATCCTTTACTTGTAGGGGTGCATTGATTTACAATAGTACAACGACAGCAACAGTAGCAGTATTGAATTTTGGCTCAGATAAAACAACAACAGGTACGTTTACGATTACGTTCCCAACACCAACATCAACAACCGCAGTAATAACTATTTCTTAGGATACTATGTTAGTTACAACAACAAAAGGCGAGATGGATGATTCCCTTCTTGAGAAAAAAGAAGGTTCAGTAGATAATGATGTTGAATACACAACTTGGACAGAGTATTGGCTAGATGGTGAACTAGTCCATCGCTCTGCTCATGTAAGTCTTAAAACTTCACCATTTACCGATCTAGTCGGGGCAACTTTAGGATAAACTATGGCAAATA